GGGACTTCACAGTTTCCTTGAATTCTTCGTCAAGATGGAAGTTAATGTAGAAATCCATCATCTGAAGATAGCGATTAACCTGCTGGTTAATGAATGGAAGATACTTTCTTATGATCTTCGTTTTTACTCCGTCGTCTTTGAGTAGTGAGTATGCAAAATCGTGATGAACGATTTCTTGTTTTTTATCTGACAATTCAGCAAATGTGTGTGCCAGATTGGATTTAAACTCGTCTAACTTTTCATGTTCAGTATTTCGGTTTGCAAGGTTCTCGGTAATAGTTTGAATTTCCTGTTCAAGATCTCGGATTTGTCGTTGATTTCCGCCAACCCGAGTATTGTTCTGAGAAATGCCATGCGTTAGATTCGTAATCTCCTTAGATAGGTTGTTAAATTGACGTTCTCGCTCTTGTTCAAACTTTATGGTCGATTCCAACTCGTCGAAACCTTCCTTTAGTTCCTTTGCTTTATTTTGAACGTCGTCAATTTTATTTAACCGGAATGATTCTTCTATCTCCTGGGTACAAGTAGGGCATACCGTATTCTCTATGAAAAATTTGTGCTCTTTCGTAATAGCAGATACTTTCTGAGAGATTTTTCCCCGAAGTGTGTTTAGTTTCGATAACTTTTGTCTCGCACCCGTTACCTCTTCTTGCTTCTTTGTAGTATTTTGTAGTTCTTCTTCAAGTTTCTCATTCTCTAGCATATAATTATCAACTTCTTCCATAAGTTTTGTAATCTTGGTATTATTAGAATCAATATTCTGCTTGCCACGATTTTCCAACTCATCTATGAAGTTCTGTTGCATCTTCATCTTGTCTTTGAGATTTTCTTTCTTCAAATCAAGAGACTTCACCTGATCTTTTTGAGTACGAATCTTATCCTTAAGGATATTATTCATCAAAGAAAAAATGCGAATATCCAGCAAATCTTCAATCACTTCACGACGATTCGCACTCGTCAATTGCATGAAAGGAACAAAAGTACTACTACCCAGAATCACAATCTGAGTAAATGATTTGTAGTTTACTTTGAGGATATTATCTTCCAATACACGCTGCATGGCACGGTCATCTGCTTCACGATGAAGTTCTGTACCATTTACAACAATGTCAAACACATTGGGTTTGATCCCACGCCTAACAAGATATTGACGAGTATTAATTTCAAATTCAATCTCAACCAAACAGTCGCGTTCATTCTGAGAATTGACTAGTTGAGGTTTATTAATTTTACGAAAAGGTTTATTGAACAAAACAAATGTAAGTGCATCCAGCATAGTGGATTTACCAGCACCATTTGTTCCGATGATTAAATTAGTATTATTTTTCTGAAAGTCTATCTCAGTAAATTGATTTCCTGTAGAGAGAAAATTTTTCCATCTAATCTTCTGGAATGTTATCATCTAAGTCTCTGGGAGGAATCACAATATCATTCGGTGTCACCACCGCGTATTTGTAATTATAGCGTTTACAGGTCAAAATTGCAAGGTTATCATCAACCTCTACAACATCCATCGATGCTTCTTCATCTTCTTCTAAATGCATTGCATAACGCTCAGCATCTTCTTCATCCTCAAAAAGAAAAAGAACTTTTTCGCCATACCGATTTTGTACAGCGTAAGCACCCTCTTCCTTTGAATCTCTGAGCGTTAGTAAGAACATTACTCGACCTCGCAGGCTTGTGAATAGACTTTTTGAAGGATTCCCTTGATGATGGTGCTATCACAGTCAAACTCTGCCTCGTCGATATATCGATTTAAGATAGAGATAGTGTTCTCACTTTCTTCAACTTCAAACTCTTCGTTTTCTTGAATAGTGAAGTTTTCTACAATTTTTAAGTCTTGAATACCACAGGAATATAACTTATCTATAAACCTTTCAAATTTCTTAGGTTCGGTTTTCTTCCTGACAATGACTTTTACAATTTTACCCACATATTCAGTAGTATCGAATACTTGATATGGAGTATCATCATAATAGATGTTATAAAAGAGTCTGAATGGATTATCAATCTGTTCAAAATCTAGAGTGTCTGTATCAAAGATTGTGAATCCACGAGGATCGTTTACATCATTCCAGAACATCTCATAAGGATTGCCTAAGTAGAAGATTCGTCCGTTGTCTGATCGTGTATGGTAATGACCCGAAAATGTCCGCTCGAACTTCTCAAATAATGAGCACTCCATACCGTCTTCCATGACGTGTCCGCGATGCGCTCTAAATCCGTTGAGCTCAAGGTGCCCCATCGCGCACGAGCTAGTTGAAACTTTAATTGATTCGATACTACTCTCAGTATTTTCCGCATTAATCCAAGGGATAAACAAAACTTGTAGTCTATCTATCATAACCTCAGTGCATTCAGAATATACATGCACATTCTTATACTGCTTAAGCAACAAATCTACAGAATTGATTGAGTTCGTATCTTTGTAGTATGCAGTATGGTTACCAACGATAGTATGAACAGTAACGCCCAGTTTCTCTAAGCGATCATAATAGTTCTCCTTTGCCCATTCAAGAGACCACAGATCAATAGAGCGACGGTTATCGAACGTATCGCCCATATCAATCACAGTCTTGATATTATTTTCCTCTAGATATGGAAAGAAAACATCATCATAAAACTTTTTAAAATAGTCGTGGAGAAACTTAGAACCCTTACGAGCACCAAAGTGCTGGTCGGTAATAATAGCAACCTTCATTGACGATTTGTCTTGTAAGTAATATTATCCTTAATTGTATTATACTCTGAACTACTATTAGAAAGCAAGCTATCATCTACCATCATAACTTCATCGTAACCAGTACGTTCGATGATTTTAGTTTTAATTTCCAGTTGCTTCTTCTCTTTCTGAATTCGACGTAGAAAGGCGTAGTGAATAATCTGCGTAAAGTAAGCGAAAGGATTTTTAGATTTCTCAGGATCGAAGTTATGAATATATTGAACACAGTTCTCAATACCATCAGAGATCATATCATCTCTGAACATATAATTAACGAAGTTCGGTTTATAGGACAAGTGCGTTGCAATCTTAAGGAAGCACTCTCCTAGGTAATTTGTAATAGGCGGTTTACCTGGCCATTGTTGTGACCTATCTGCCTTAGTGGGTTCTCTACCGTTGATCTCTTCAAAACTAGTTGCTACCTTTGCACGATATACAATCAGTGCTTCAAGTAACTCCTTGTTATTAACGTAGTGTTCTGATTTCTTTTTAGACATAACATTGTTAGTTTCAATAAACTTTCGTTATGTATATTATAGCATACAATTAGGGCTTGACAATATACTCAATCGTAAGTAGACTCTGTTTGTTAGGTTTGAAGAGATAGCTTAGCTTTCTTTATTATCTTTAAGTTTATAGAGTTTCTCTAGCATTTCTCTTGCATCTTTTACTGAAGATACATATCCCATTTTATCGGTAATCTTAGTTCTACCATCTTCTTCCCAATCCATATCTTCTTCATTCAAGTATTTGTCATAAAATTCAATCATTTTAGTTTCTTTGACTTCGGTCATAGTAACAATTTTATCGTACTTGACGACGTACATACTATCGGATGCTATTTCCATCCAAGGTTTTACTTTGACGTATTGACCTACGTGATTACGCATTACTTTCATGATCACTGGGTTCATCAGTAGAATAATAGGATCACCATCATTCTCGTCCACACAGACCAATGAGAATATTTCTTCCCCTGTAACTAATTTTATTACTGCATGAAATTCTTCGCCCATTTAATTCTTTAGCGGTATGTTTACAATATCGTAATTAAAGTTTTCTTCGTTATAAACTTTGATTCTTTCAATTAGATGATTAAGTGTGTAGTTTCTCCGTGCCTTGTAGGAAATGTCGTCAGCAATGTCATAGAGAGTTGCCTTTGTCTTGTTATTGCCTTTCCTGAGCACCCTTCCAATAGACTGGAGATTCCGTATTCTAGATTTGGATGGAGAAGCAAAAATAACATTATGGAGGTTCTTGATATTGATACCTGTACTAAACGTTCCATATGAAGCGATAATAATCGCGTTGTTTTCTTGCTCCGTAATCTCCCTTACTTTTTCTCTGTCTTCCGTTGCCACACCACCGTGGACGAAGAACACATGGCGTTCTTCTACACTACCAGTATTTATTAAATCGAAAAGTGGTTGTCCATGTCCTTCTACTCTGGCAAATAAAATTAAAGTATTACCCTTTAGATCAAGTGCTAGATTGCGGATGAATTTGTTACGTCTTTCGTGATTGATGATATATTGGACTTCATCTTCAAATGTTTCAAACTTGTGTGCAGGATGCTTCAGTAGAAGAACATTGATATCCAGTTTGGCAACGTGACCCTTCTTCATCAGTTCCTCAGTCCTGATGATTTTATATGATGGACCAAACAATCCTTCTAACACCCACTTATGAGTCTGGGTACCGTCAAGTGTTCCAGTGAATCCATAACGGAACTTTGCATCTCCAAGTTTTGTCATTATAGATATTAATGACTTGCTTTTAAACTGGTGAGCCTCGTCCCCAACAACTACGTTAAATCTAGAAAAATATTTTCGGGGGAGTTTGTAGATGGACTGCCAGGTAGTGATGATCACTTGGGAATTAGTTTCCCTCTCTCTACCAGCGTATATTTTGTGGCAATATGAACCTACGTCCCAACCATAATCTGCAAAATCTTTATACATCTGTTCTACTAACGAAGTCGTCGGAACAACTATCAGAGTATTTTGCCC